GTAAGCCATCTGCTAAAACAGGTGAGCGATACCTACCTAAAAAAGCTATTGCTGCCTTATCACCTTCAGAATACGCCAGAACTACAGCAGCTAAACGTAAAGGTACTGCTGCCGGTAAGCAGGTAGTCAAGCAACCTAAACGCATCGCTCAAAAAGTAAGAAAATACCGTACATAGGATTACATAAATGAGAGCAGAACAGCTAGACAGTTGGCGTATTATACCACGTGTTATGATGTTAGCTTTAATTGGTATGAATTTTCGTGTTATTGAATGGTTTATAACATTAGATACCCCTACTATGGAGCAAGCAGGTATGCTTAGTGTTATGACTGGCGCACTTACTGCTGCATTTGGTTTGTATTTAGGTAACTCAGAAAAATCTAGTCCTCCTATTGTACAGGCTAGTAAAAGCACAAAGTAAGGTTTTATTATGGGCCAACAGTTTGTAGAAGCATTATTGTTTACAATTATTATTATGTTTAATAATGGTGCGTATAAAGTAGAATCTGGTATTGTAGAGGAATGCCCCTCATATGAAAAAGTTGTACCTCCTTTAGAAAAAGGCTTAAAAGACAACGAGTACAGAGGTTGGCACGCTACGTGTCAAAAGATTGCTATTATTGTTAAGGGTAAAGGACAACCACTATGATTGGTGCATTAATTGGTCCCGTAGCTGGGCTTGTCGGTACGTGGCTACAGGGTAGCGTAGAAGAAAAGAAAGCTAAGACCGCTATGAAAGTAGCGCACGCACAAGCTAAAGCTACTGTAATGGTAGAAGCAGCCACACATGAAAGTGGGTGGGAGCGTATTATGGCTGAAGGCACTAAGAATAGCTGGAAAGACGAGTATCTTACAATTATATTTAGTGTGCCAATGATTCTAGCTTTTGTTCCGGGTATGGAAAACATCGTACAGCGGGGCTTTGAGCAACTACAGTCTATGCCTGAGTGGTATCAATACTCTTTAGGCTGTGTAGTTGCAGCCAGCTTTGGTATTAGAGGTGCCACTAAACTATTTGGTAAGTAGTAGTTGACAAACATAAAATACTATGTATAATTTGGGGATATTAAGTGGCTTTAGATAAATCAGAAAAAGCAAAGTTAGAGCGGTACGGTTTATCAGGTTTAAATAAATCTAAGCGCACACCTAAACACCCTACAAAAAAAGCTATTGTTGCAGTGAGGGACGATGGAAACATTAAAATCATACGCTTTGGCGATCAAAAGATGGGTCATAACTATTCTCCTGAAGCCCGTAAATCTTTTAAGGCGCGTCACGGCAAGAATATCGCAAAAGGCCCGACATCTGCGGCGTATTGGTCAAATAAAGTTTTTTGGGCCGGTGAAAGTGGTAGTAAGAAAAGCCCTCCTAAAAGCCAAAAGCATAAAAAGGGTATGGCGTAATGGCTAAACAGCTAACAGAAAAACAACAGATTTTTATTAATGTTTTATTTGGTGATGCTAGAGGTGATCTATATGCAGCTAAACAATTGGCTGGGTACTCACCCAACACAGTCTTGTCAGAAATTACGACAGGAATTAAGGATGAGATTATTGAAGCCACTAAAAACTTTATGGCACACAACGCTCCTAAAGCAGCATATGCTATTATTTCTGGTATTGATGACCCTACCGAGTTAGGTATCCGTGATAAGTTAAATGCAGCTAAAGACCTACTAGATAGAAGCGGCATTATTAAGTCAGAAAAAATGCAAGTAGAAAGTTCTGGTGGTGTATTTATCCTACCACCTAAAGCGGTAATTGAGGACGATGACGACTAAAGCATTACAACGTAGTATTGGAAGCTGGAAATTACCTCAACCACTAGATGTTAAAGAAGAGGGTGAGTGGGTTCCTCTTCCACGTATAGCTAGAACAATACCGTTTGGCTATGAGCTAGACGAAGAAGATGACAAAGTTTTACTCCCTATTGAAATTGAGTTAAATACACTTGCAGAAGCAAAAAAACACTTAAAGAAATACTCATATAGAGAAGTATCCAATTGGTTAAGTACAAGAACGGGTCGCTACATATCACACGTAGGATTAATGAAACGGGTAAGAAATGAGCGAAAGCGTAAAAACAAAGCTAATAGCCTCCGCAAGTGGGCAGCGTATGTCGAAGAGACGCTCGCCAAAGCGGAAGAACTCGAAACCGAAAGGCTCGACGCCCGAACAGACGTTACACGCAGCGGAGCTACTGAAGAACCCACAAAAGATTGAGTCTTCTGTAGCACACCAAACACCTGAATCTGTAGAACAGAACGCCATATTTAAACCTAATGTTGGACCACAGACAGAGTTTTTAGAGGCAGCAGAACGAGAAGTATTGTATGGTGGTGCAGCAGGCGGTGGCAAGTCTTTCGCTATGTTAGCTGATCCAGTACGTTATTTTTCACACCCCGACTTTAGTGGGCTACTGCTTAGGCATACAACAGAAGAACTTAGAGAACTTATTTTTAAATCTCAAGAAATGTATCCTAAAGCAGTTCCGGGCATTAAGTGGTCCGAAAGAAAAATGCAGTGGACTGCGCCTTCCGGTGCGCGATTGTGGATGTCTTATCTGGATAGAGATGAAGACGTATTGCGTTATCAGGGTCTAGCATTTAGCTGGATAGGCTTTGATGAGTTAACTCAGTGGGCTACACCATATGCGTGGGACTACATGCGTTCTCGTCTACGGTCCACTGCTCCAGATTTACCTGTATACATGCGGGCTACAACCAATCCGGGCGGCAGGGGTCATCATTGGGTTAAGAAGATGTTTCTTGACCCTGCACCGCCAAACAACAGATTTGTTGCAACTAATATTGAAACGGGTGAACCCTTAAACTATCCTGCGGGACACATTAAAGCAGGAAAACCCCTATTCAAAAGACGGTTTATACCTGCTAGACTAATGGATAATCCGTATTTAGCTGAAAGTGGTGACTATGAAGCAATGCTTCTTTCTTTACCAGAGCAGCAAAAAAGGCAACTGCTAGACGGCGATTGGGATATTAAAGAAGGTGCTGCATTTACAGAGTTTAATAGAAATCTTCATGTTGTGGAGCCATTCGACATACCAAATAATTGGGTTAAGTTTCGTGCTTGTGATTATGGCTACGGTTCATATAGTGGCGTGTTATGGTTTGCTGTAAGCCCAGACGAACAGCTAATCGTATACAGAGAGCTATACGTGTCTAAAGTATTAGCTACAGACTTAGCTGATATGGTATTAGAGCTAGAAGCAGAAGACGGTAATATTAGATATGGTGTTCTTGATAGTTCTTTGTGGCATAAGAGGGGTGATACAGGCCCGTCTTTGGCGGAACAAATGATTAGTAAGGGATGTCGTTGGAGACCGTCTGATCGCAGTAAAGGCAGTAGAGTGGCGGGTAAAAACGAAGTTCATCGTAGGCTTCAGGTAGACGAATTTACAGAAGAGCCAAGATTAATCTTTTTTAATAATTGTACAAATATGGTATCTCAATTACCTGCCCTGCCTATTGACAAGAAAAACCCTGAAGATATTGATACTCACTCAGAAGACCACTTGTACGATGCTTTACGTTATGGTATAATGTCAAGACCACGCTTTAGTATTTTTGAATTTGATTCACAAATGCCAAGAAATTCGCATACACCAGCCGACGCTGTATTTGGATATTAAAGGACTTATAAATGGCTATTGAAGAAGATGACTCCCTAATTGAACAAATGGGTATCGCAGCAGACGATGTAGATAGCGTAGAAGACGTAGACTACGGCTATACACCTATTATTAGGTACGTCAGTGATAAGTATGAAAAAGCTAAAACGTATAGACATACAGAAGAACAACGTTGGCTGAAGTCTTATCGTAATTACAGAGGCATTTATGGCCCTGATGTGCAGTTTATGGAAACTGAAAAGTCTCGTGTTTTTATTAAGGTTACTAAAACTAAAACACTCGCAGCATATGGTCAAATTGTAGATGTACTATTTGGTAATCAGCGTTTTCCTATTACTATTGATCCTACAGTATTACCCGAAGGTGTAGAAGACACTGTACACTTTGATCCGTCACTTCCTGATGAACTTAAAGAAGACGGTACAGCAGAACAAGCTAGTCCATATGGTTTTGCGGGTGATGGTGCAGACTTACCTGCGGGTTCTACAGAGCGCTCTCTTATGCTTGCTGGTATGGAAGAAAAACTACAGGACGTAAAGGGTCTTAAAAAAGGTCCGGGTACAACGCCTTCTGCTGTTACATTTCATCCTGCTATGGTTGCAGCAAAGAAAATGCAGAAGAAAGTTATGGATCAATTACAGGAATGTAATGCTTCCAAGCATCTTCGCAGCACATCTTTTGAAATGGCGCTATTTGGTACAGGTGTACTAAAGGGTCCATTTGCTGTAAATAAAGAATATGCAAACTGGGACGATGAGGGTACATACACACCAACTATTAAAACTGTGCCTCAAATTGGTCACGTAAGTGTGTGGAATTTTTACCCTGACCCAGATGCAAACAATATGGAAGAAGCTCAGTACGTCGTAGAGCGTCATAAGATGAGCCGCAGCCAATTAATTAATCTTAAAAAACGGCCTTTCTTTAGAGGTAACGTCATCGACCAATGCGTTGAACAGGGTGAGGCTTACATAAAAGAATGGTGGGAAGATGATCTTGCTGACTATGAACAAACCCATAGTATTGACCGCTTTGAAGTATTAGAATATTGGGGTGTTATTAGTACAGACCTTCTTGAAGATGAAGATATTGATATTCCAGAAGAATTTGCAGATGCAGATCAAGTGCAAGCTAATATCTGGACAGTTAATGGTCAAGTTATTCGTCTTGTAATTAATCCTTTTAAACCTGTACGTATTCCATATATGGCAGCACCGTATGAACTAAATCCTTACAGCTTCTTTGGTGTAGGCATTGCGGAGAATATGGAAGACACACAAATTCTTATGAACGGTTTTATGAGAATGGCAGTAGATAATGCTGTGTTGTCTGGTAATCTTCTTATTGAAGTAGACGAAACTAATCTAACTCCGGGTCAAGACCTCAGTGTTTATCCCGGTAAAGTGTTTCGTCGTCAGGGTGGTGCGCCCGGACAGGCAATCTTTGGTACTAAGTTTCCAAATGTTGCCGGTGAAAACCTACAGCTATTTGATAAAGCTAGACAGCTTGCTGATGAAAGTACAGGCTTTCCTTCTTTCGCGCACGGACAAACAGGTGTGTCGGGTGTAGGTAGAACCGCTAGTGGCATTAGTATGCTTATGGGTGCAGCAGCAGGCAGCATTAAGAATGTCATTAAGAATGTAGACGACTACCTACTAAAACCTCTCGGTGACGGTCTATTTCAGTTTAATATGCAGTTCTCTTTTGAGAAAGATATTAAGGGTGATCTTGAAGTTAAGGCACGCGGCACAGAAAGTCTGATGGCTAATGAAGTACGTAGTCAACGCCTCATGCAATTTATTCAAGTTACTAGCAATCCAGCACTTGCACCTTTTGCAAAAATGGATTATATTATTTCCGAGATTGCCAGATCACTTGATCTTGATCCTGAAAAGGTTGTCAACAATATGGGTGACGCAGCCATTCAGGCAGAGATGATGAAGGCGTGGCAAGCAACTCAGCCACCACCGCCACAACAGGGCGCTCCAGCAGGAGCTAATCCTCAAGACCCAACGGGTGCAGGCGGCGGAAACATTGGTGTAGGTATGGCACCCGGACCACAAGAACAGGGATTCTCAGGTAATGAACAACAACAGCCAGCAGAAGGCGGAGCGCCTCAAAGCGCTGGTCAGCAACCCCCACCTGTGGGCTAATTTTGTAGAATACTTAGATTATAATATAGAACAACAGCATAAAGTTCTAGAACAATCTGAGTGTTCTGTTGGTGTACAAAGAGCGCAGGGCTACATTCAAGCGCTTAGAAAATTAAAGTCTTTGGATAATATAGTTAAGAGGGATTAATATGCTAAAAAAACAAGTGAAATTATTTGAAGATGGTGGTCAGGTTGATCCCGTATCAGGCAATAATGTACCTTTAGGTAGCACAGAAAAAGAAGTACGTGATGACCAGCCTGCTATGCTTAGTGAAGGTGAGATGGTAGTTCCTGCTGACGTTGTTCGTTATTTTGGTGTTGAGCATTTTATGAAGCTTCGAGATGAAGCTAAAATGGGATACAAGAAAATGGAGGCTATGGGTCAATTTGGAACAGAAGAAGGACAAACACTACCAGACGACGCACTATTTAATGCGGGTGGCCCGCCTTTTACGGTTGAGGATATTGAGGTTATTGAACCTGACGATTTAGAAAATCTAGAGGGTGGAAAAGATGAGGAAATTGAAGCTGCTAGTGGGGCGTTAGTTAGAAATTTTGCTGAAGGTGGTAGTATGATTGCACCTAATATGACGGCAGGTAACTCTATAATGTCTGGAACACCTCTTATACCAGACGTAGGTAGAGAAGCTAGTTTATCTAACTCGCAGGGTTTAGGACAAATTGTAGGAAGCACGGGTGTAGGTGCATTTGGAACTAAATACTATATGGACCCAACAGGCACCGTTCATCAAATCTTTAGTATGGAAGGTCTTGCACAAGAA